GAGGAAGATTTAAAGCCAGGAGACGAAGCAATAACTCCAAACGGCACAAAAGTCACAGTAGTAGACGAGCCAGTAGATCTTTCATGGATAGAAGCCTATGGAAGAAGCAATATCAAGGCACTTAAAAGAGTGTCAGAAAACAATAAAATTGAACAAGGAGAATAATTATGAGTGAGAGATTTGAGATATGTGCTGGAGAACGTATAGGAATGATTGCTATTAAAGACAATCAAACCAAAGAAGTGGGATTGGGACTTTTCAAAAGTAGAGATGATCTTAGTTTTTTGGAAGCACTCAGAGACGCTGCGCAGGAATTACTAGATGTATTAAAGGCTGACAAGAATAATGACACAGACAGTGCAGAGGACACAGCGCCGGAGCAGGAAGAGAAAAAACAGCCAGTTCCTTACAATGGCACAGTCGAAGTTGTAAAAGGTGATGATAAGCTTTTCCTGGCAGGGTTGAAGTTTAAAGTGGTGCAGGGCAAAATATCATATTTTTCAGGCGATTTAGCAAAAGACGCTATCGCACTCGTGATGTTTAGCAGTTTTACACTTAAATCATTTAAGGAATTGAGTGAGTTATTAAACAAGATACATATCAAGGTTAAGGAAGTCAAGGAGGGCGAGGAATAATGGCAGATACAGCAATTGCAGAGAGTGGAAAGCAGGCTGTGCAGCAGTCAACAAAGAGAGTAACTGACTATAGTCTTGGGATTTTCGGAACAAGCGATAATTTCATTATGGCTATGCAGATGGCAAAGGCGCTAGCAAGCTCGACCATTGTCCCACAGACATTTCAAAAGAATGAAGCAAATTGCTTGATCGCCATTGAACAGGCTCAGCGATTACGAGTAAGTCCAATGATGGTTATGCAGAATTTACACGTAATTCAGGGTAGACCATCTTGGAGTTCAAAGTTCTTGATCGCTGCGATTAACAATTCTGGAAAATTCGATATGGAATTGCAATTTGAAGAGACACAGGATAAGGATGGAAAACCGTTTTCTTGTACGGCATGGACAACAAAAAACGGAAGAAAAGTCAATGGAATGACTGTTGACATGGATATGGCAAAAGAAGAAGGCTGGTTGAGCAAAAATGGCAGCAAGTGGAAAACAATGCCGCAGCTAATGCTGAGATACAGAGCAGCTTCGTTCTTCTCTAGCCTTAACTGTCCAGAATTGACCATGGGTCTGTACACAAGAGAAGAAATGCAGGACGACGATTTTAAGGAATATCCAATAGAGAACATGCAGGAGCAGGTACAGCAGGAAATTGCAGAAAATGCAAATTCACAGGTATTTGAAGAGCCAAACGAGCAGAATAAGGAAGCAAACAAAGATGCTTTGCCACCTTTTATGTCTGCCTGATCGGGAGATAGCCTATGGATGAAATTAAATGGAGAATAGAAGGAATTTTCAAAGCCAATGCCGCAAAGTGTCTGGATGAAATCGGAAGAGATGCAGAGATAACGCCAGAACAAGTACTTGAGAAAGCGAGAGATGAACAGTCAGAGCTTCACAAGTGTTTTGAATGGAGCGATAGCATAGCAGCGGAAAAATATCGCTTGCAGCAGGCAAGACAGCTTATCCAGTTCTTTGTAGTTGTACCAAAGCAGGATAGCAAGCCACCTATTAGGCACTTCCAGATCACAAGTCAGAGAAATGTGTATATGCCGACAACACATTTTGCAACACAACCTGACGAGTATCAGAAGTTGCTGCAGAGGGCTTACGCAGAGCTGAGAAGCTTTCAAAATCGGTATAAGTCGCTTTCTGAGTTAGAGAGCGTATTTGAAGAAATCGACAAGATAGCCGTCTAAACAGTTTCGATGCTTAATTCGAGTGTTCTATGGATGGTGTAACGGTATGCACCATCTGAGAAAAGAAATGGCTCATATGTCAAAAACATAACAGCGCAGGACAGAACATAACACGACACAACAGCACATAACATTGCATCATTCACAGAGCATTCGAGTTAAGCAAATTTTATGAGCTAGCACGAGGTGGTAAGTAAACCTCAGCAATATAGGGCAGCAAGCTATAGAACAATTAAACGAAGCAACCATAGCTAGATTATGTCAATAACGTAAAAAATAATAATTGGTGTCCTATCGCCACAACGGGGGAGAAAGAGGTTTAATATGAGAATTTTATGGGTAAGCAGACACACAATGACACAGGCACAGGAGGCAGACCTTCGCCGCATTTATGGTGAGGTTGAGGTAAAGCAGTTTGCGGACAGCGTTACATCTGCAAAACAGGTAGTAGAATTAGGCAGTGATTGTGACGTTCTCGCCGTAGTCCTTCCACCAGCATTTCTTGCGGATCTGACCAATCCGAGAGTAAATCAGAAGCCAGTAATTCGTGCCATTGCCAACAGAGTAGCAACTGGACGCACAGTAACTAATCCGGCAACTGGTACCGAGGAACCAGAAATGAAATTTGAGCACGCTGGCTGGGAGCGTGTAATGAAGGTTGAGATCGTAACTGAAAAGTTATGATTTTCAGCCAGCAAGGCAAAACAAATTTTACGTTGACTCAACGGCTATACGGGCTGATTGGGAAGATATAGAAAAAGGCAGAACATAACACAAAAACAAAAGGTATCCATTCTGTATGTGGCATAAGTCACAAAGCATAGAATACCACATAATAGCAGATCGCAGCACCTAACATAACAGTACAGCGTATAACACAACACAACAAAGCACCGCAAATTTCTTGTGTCGCGTACCGAGTGGATACCAACAAAACAAACTGGTAGCATTTGCAGGCAGCATGAGTTGCCTATCGCAGGATAGAACAGTACAGCATAGAACAATACAATACAACACACAACATCACATTTCATGTTGTCTGCAAGTGTTACCAGAACACTTAAAACTTTCACTCGAGATGCGGCATGAGCCGCAGAAAATAGCACATGACAGTACAGCATACCACACAGCAGCACAAAATAGCACATAACATTGCATCACAACGTTCATGACGCGCCTCGAGCGGAAGCTTAGGCCAAAACAAAAAGGAGAAAACAAATTATGACAAAGAAGGAAGAAACACAGGTTATCGAATTAAAGCCGTTAAGCATCAAGCAGGCAAGAATTACTATTGCAGGCGATGGGGACCTGGTGCTTAACAAAATGAATGATTGTAGCGCCAGGAAGCTTACTGACGAGAGAAAGAACAAGGCTAAGGACACAGCAGCTACAAATATATGGGAAGAAGTGATCACCGCCGTGCACTGGTATGGTGGAAAGCCTACAGACTTCACAGAGGAAGGTTTGAGAGAAGCACTGACCAACAATGCACCGTGCATTACGGCATTTGGCTTGAAAAAGTCATTTGGACAGGCTGTTGTACAAAACAAGATTGACACTTACGCAACTAAGTTCAATGCCGCTGTAAATGTCATTGCGAAGGGCAATCTGGTTCCAATCAAGTTTGCAGAGCATTTTATTGATGAAAAGCTTATGTCGCCAAAGAAGGGCGCTCCAGTGCTTGTACGACTGAATAGATTTAGCGGATGGAGCGCAACTTTTACAATTCAATATACGGAGAATGCATATTCTCTGGAACAGATTTTAAACATTATTCGTCTTGCAGGTTTTGGAAATGGAATTGGAAGCGGAAGAACAAGTGGTTACGGTCGTTACCACATTGAAAGCGTGGAGGGATGAATGACATAGAACTTGAGAGAGGAGTTTTTTAGATGATTCTAACATGCTTAGCCAGCGGCAGTTCTGGTAATTGCTATGTTTTAAAGGATAACAAAGGCAAGATGCTTCTTCTTGATGCAGGAATCCCGATCATGAAGATCAAAAAGGGATGCGATTGGAAGGTATCTGATATTGTTGGATGCGTTGCAACCCATAAACACGGAGATCACTCGGAAGCAGTCAGTGATCTGGAAGAAATGGGAATCCCAGTCTACAAACCTTATGAAGACAACTCCTATATCGGTGGATATGGTGAATTTAGAATTGTATCAGTTCCGATGAATGATGTGCATGGACACTTCAAACATACCGATGCAGACGGTACAGAGTGTCCGTGCTATGGATTCATCATCGAGCATCCAGAGATGGGGCGAATGCTCTACATTACTGATACAGAGTTTGTAAGGTGGCGATTTAAGGATATTGACCATATCCTGGTGTCCTGCAATTACCAAAAGAAGTACATTTCAGAGGACGTCACTGGTAAACGATTGCATGTCATTAAGGGGCATATGGAGCTAGAAACGTGTGCAGGCTTCGTAGAAGCTAACACAACGAACGCACTCCAGAACGTCATTATTTGCCATTTAAGCGCGAATAATGCAGTACCAGAGGAAATGGTCACAAGAATAAAAAAAACCGCAGGAATGGCAAATGTGGACGTTGCAGAAGCAGGTAAGACCTGGCAATTGTTTAATTGCGAAACATGTCCGTTCCTGTAAGAAAGGAAAAGCAAATGAGCAATAAAGAAGTCTTGAAGATATTAAAGAAGAAACTTGATACTTGCACCAGAGCAACTGAGCAAGCCTTGAAGAAAAAGGACTACAAGGCAGTTGAAAAATCAATGAGAACCGCGTTTGTATTCATGAAGGCACATAGCGCTCTTAAAAAGCAGATTCCACAAAAACTGGTTATTCTAGCAGACAAGAACGCATGTAGCTGCTCTGTATGTGGAAACATCATAAATGATTGCCTTGCTTCCTATTGTTCAAAATGTGGACAGAAGATTGATTGGGAGGATTGTTAAATGTCTATTGCAAAAAGTGATGAAATAAAAAACCTTTTGGTTAGCAATAGTGAATTGATGGTTACGACAGCATATCCACATACCTATTGTCGTGTAGTACCCCTACAAACGGCATGTGAAATAGTCAACAACATTCTCGAAAACAGAGACATGCATAAAACAATTGCAGAAGAACCAGTCATCTGTGCATCAAACGAAAATGTATACGAATGGTATTGCCCGACATGTGGCACACGGTATGAATCAGAAGCAGGAGTTTGCGTACACTGTCCATACTGCGGACAGAAGATAGATTGGAGCGATTATGATTCTGAATGAAATTTTAAAGCTTATGAAATGCTTTCCTGGTAGCAGCATCAACAGTGATGGATACTTGCTCTTAAACAAGCAGCGTTCTGGTTTTTCCATAGCTGATATTGAGAGCGAAGAAGATCTTAAATGTAAATTGCTTGAATATGTGTCAAGGGACGCTTGCAAAACAATGGTTTATCAGCAACACGTAAGGAATGTAAGATTTTGGAATAGAACTCGAAAGAGTATAAACCAGTATTTGCAGACGAGCTTTTCTGACGATGACATGCTTGATATATACCAGTACTTAGGCAATGGTATCAGGCACAAGTTCACTAAAGAGTTTGTGCAAGGCGGATATGATCTAAAACTGATAAAGGAGGATTTGAATGGATGAGATTAAGATCGGAACTCCTGTCTATCACGTAGAGGAATACCGATTAACCAACTATGAGTTAAAGCAAAAGGGATTCGAAGGATTCGACAACTACGGACTTGAAGTTGTTGAATCAATCGTTATAGCCGTGACAGACACACATTTTGATGTGACAACCAAAAAACGTGACATCGGAAGCAATACGAATAATATACATCGTTGGGGGAGATCGGAGCTTGGAAGATCAGTATTTCTAAGCAAAGAAGAAGCTGCGGAAGAAGCTGATAACCGCGCGCATAATATCCAGTTAGGATATCACTGTTCAAAGTTTAGCCAGCGCCCAATGTACAAGAATTGGCTACACTGGCAAGATACAGCTAA